GGTAAGATGAAACGTCGCTTGAAGTATGTCTCTAACATCTTGGTGGTTTCAGACCCATCAAATCCACAAAATGAAGGCAAGGTATTCTTGTATCAGTATGGTGCAAAAATCTTTGGTAAACTTCAAGAACTTCTGAACCCACAGTTTGAAGATGAAACTGCGGCTGACCCATTCAATATGTGGGAAGGTGCTAACTTCCGATTGAAGATTCAGAAAGTCGCTGGATACCCTAACTACGACAAATCAGTCTTTGATACACCATCTGCAATTTCAGATGATGACTCTGAATTGGAACGCATCTTTAACGAAGAGCATTCCTTGAAGGAATTAGTCGATCCAAAGAACTTTAAGTCATATGATGATTTGAAAACAAAGTTCTATCGTGTACTTGCGTTAGATCAAGCACCATCAACACCTAACACAGCGGAAGAGGTTGATGATTTGGATATGTCTAGCTTTGGTGGTAATACACCAGAACCAACACTAAACGTAATGCCAGAGTCGCAATCAGCGGCTCCCTCAATGTCCATGAACGACGACGATGATGATGATCTGTCAATTTTCAAGGAACTGGCGAATGGCTAACAAAGTCTATGAAGAGGTTTTAGACTTTGACTTTGGTTTCAGCTTTATTGATGAAGAGCTTCAAGAGAAAGAAGCTGAAGCCAAGGTTGCTATTGAGAGAGTTAGCAGTGAGAAGCAGACGTTAGAAGACCAACTAACTGACGCTAAACTCAAGGCTGACGATCTTGAGTATCGTTTAGAACTATTATTTAAATCGGTAACACCGTTCTTGGACAACCTATGTAGGAACTCTGAGAAATCAACAATTTATTGGCCTGATCGCGTATCTAAGATTGAGGCTTATAAATCAAAACTAAAAACTATCGTAGAGGGAAGTTGATATATAATGAATGATTTATTGAACACAATCGTAAAGAATAGTACGATTAAAATGACTGCCCCTATTACAAAGTCTAAAGTATACGGCAAGAAAGACATGGCTCCTACTCAGGTTCCTATGGTCAATGTTGCTTTGTCTGGACGTATTGATGGTGGTTTGACACCAGGACTGCTAGTTCTAGCAGGACCTTCTAAACACTTTAAGTCAGCATTTGCCCTACTTATGGCAGGTGCTTTCATGAAACGGAACCCAGACGCAATTCTGATGTTCTTTGACGCAGAGTTTGGAACACCACAAGCCTACTTCGAAAGTTTTGGCATTGATATGGATCGTGTAGCACACATTCCAATCACAGATGTTGAGCAATTGAAGTTTGAGATTATGCAACAGCTTGATAAGATTGAGCCTAAGCATCATGGTAACATTGTTATCGTTATCGACTCTATTGGTAACCTAGCTTCCAAGAAAGAGGTACAAGATTCACTTGATGGCAAATCAGTTGCTGATATGTCAAGAGCCAAATCTATTAAGTCTCTATTCCGTATGGTGACACCACACCTTAACCTTAAAGACATCCCATTGATTGCGGTTAATCACACGTATCAAACACAAGAGATGTACTCTAAGGCTGTTGTGTCTGGTGGTACTGGTATCATGTACAGTGCGGATACTGTTTGGATTGTTGGACGTCAACAAGACAAGGTAGGTACTGAAATCCAAGGCTATCACTTTGTTATTAACATTGAGAAGTCACGATATGTACGAGAGAAGAGTAAGATTCCAATCTCTGTATCGTGGGACAGTGGTATTATGAAGTGGTCTGGTCTTATGGAAGTTGCTGAGAAAGGTGGCTATTTAAACAAACCTAAAGTAGGTTGGTATGAAGCTATTGATCCAGAAACTGGTGTTGTACTCTCAGATAAGTTGATGAGAGCAAAAGAGATTGTTGACAACAAAGACTTCTGGATGAAGATGTTTGAAGAAACAAACTTTGGCAAGTACATTAAAGATTCGTTTACTATTGGTGCATCAGGTGCTATCATGCGTGACGATGAAGTAAGTGCAGAAGTTATCGACGAACTAATCGACGATACAGAAGAATAATTTCCTTGACATTACACGATTTGTGTAATATTATAATCTTTAAGATGGCGGCTAATTTCATTGGTCGCCATTATTTAACTTAGCCGTATGGAACGTTTATATGATAGAAACAACAGTATTATCCAACTTAGTATTTAACGATGAGTTTTATCGTCGTGTTTACCCTTACTTAAAATCAGATTACTTTGAAGACCAAAGTGTAAAGAAAGTGTTTTCTGCTTATACATCTTATGTGGACGAATACAATGATGCCCCATCTATTGAGGCACTTAAAATATCTGTAGATAAACGCAAAGATATGAATGAAGACACTTACAAGCAAGTGATGCATACACTTGATAGTCTTAAGCGTGACCCAGACACTAATACTGATTGGCTTGTTTCTGAAACAGAAAAGTTCTGTCAAGACAGAGATTTGTTTAACACAATACGTAAAGCAATCCTTGTAATTGATGGCGAAGATAAAGAATTCGATAAGGGTGCGTTACCTCAAATGTTGACTGACTCGTTAGGTGTTAGCTTTGACACATCTATCGGTCACGACTATCTTGAGGATTATGAATCTCGTTATGAATTCTACCATCGTAAAGAAGAGCGCACACCCTTTGATATAGATATTCTCAATAAGATTACTAAGGGTGGTTTACCACGCAAGTCTATGACTGTGTTGTTAGCAACGACTGGTGGTGGTAAGTCATTAGTAAAATGCCATGCGGCGGCTTCTGCTTTAATGATGGGTAAGAACGTCATGTACATCACTATGGAGATGGCAGAAGAACGCATCTCAGAACGTATTGATGCTAACATGATGGGCGTTCGTGTTGATGAAATCAAAGACATGGACAAAGATACATACGCTAAACGTATGGGTAGAATTACATCTAAGACAACAGGTAAACTTATTGTTAAAGAATACCCTACAGGTTCAGCACATGCAGGTCATTTTCGTCATTTACTCAATGAACTCAAAATGAAACGTAACTTCAAACCCGATATTATTATGATTGACTATCTAAATATCTGTGCATCATCTCGTATTAAAGGTGCGGCGGCGGCAAACTCTTATACTCTAGTCAAGTCAATAGCTGAAGAAATCCGTGGATTGGCTATGGAATTTGATTGTGCTGTTGTTACGTCTTCCCAGTTCAACCGTGATGGATATGGTAACTCTGATGTTGATTTGACTAATACCTCTGAATCTATGGGCATTACCCATACAGCGGATTGCATCTTAGGTTTGATTACATCTGAAGAACTAGATGATTTAGGTCAGTTGATGTTTAAACAACTCAAGAACCGTTGGGGTGATATTAGTTGGTATAGAAGGTTCGTTGTGGGTATCGATAGAGCTAAGATGCAAATCTTTGATCTTGAAGACTCAGCACAGTCTGGTATTCAACAAGGTCAGTCTACAGCGAACAATACACCAGTCAAAGCAGTTACTAAAGCTGGTATTGATGATCCGATATTTGATAAGACAACATTTTCTAATCCTAAGTCTGGGAAGAAAAGCTTATTTGGCGCAGGTGGTATTACATGAGTTACGTAGTAAAATCGTCAGGCAAAAAGTGGGACATACACGAAACAGAATGGGATATGGTAATACCACTCAAGGTTAGCAAGAGAGAGGCTAACACGATAGCAAGAAAGCTGAACCTTGGTTCTGGGTTTGGACAAGGACCTATCCCAAGTTTTTTCTGTAGTGAATTTAAATCGATAAACGCCTAATGAAAAACATATCAAAGAAGATAGTTCTAGCGAGAGATCGTATGTTGCTTTCTGCTTTGTTGAAAGCATTGACACGCTACATGGAGCATCAGAATAAAGCCAAGAAATATGTTAACCCTAGATCACAATGGTCTGGGGTTAATAACACAGAGGAAACTCTTATGCTTCAAGTTAAGAGGGCTTTAGAGAGACGTCTTAAGAATATCCAGAAACTTTAGTTAATTTCATTATGCAATGGAAAGGTCCGTCACCGATAATCCGTATATCTCTATCTGAGTACACGTTATCTACGAAACCAGTAAACTCTAATGAACCTGAGTTTACAAAATAGTAATGCCCATGGGCTGTTGCTCCATCCCACCTAGAAACGTCTACGTGTTTATTGACTTTACAGCCGTAATGAATTTCTTTAATTGTAACAGAAGCTGTACCCGCATCAAACGTTTCGCCAGCAGCAACAAGGTCGGCTAGTGCAACATCAATAGTATCGCCAGATGAGTCTGTTACGTATACTTTGATTACTGCTTCGTTATGTGATCGTTTTAAGTAGTGTACGTTTGCCATTGCCAACCTCTTTTTCTTTTATTTATAAAATGACAAACTGTCACAGTTTCCTAGAACGCAATACGACTATGCAATCTTAGCGTATCTCTTGGGGTGTTATTTTCAAAAATAGGTGCTAAATATTATTGAAGAAACAAGAAACACTTATTAGAAAAGGATTAATCATGGCACACACATTCTTTAACATCAATAACAATTCAAGCATGTTGTCAGTCTGGGCATACCGTTTTGTAACATTCATCGAAGGAATTTCGCAATCGATGGCTAAAGCTAAAGATCGCAGACAAACATTTAAAACACTCCACGCATTAACAGATAGAGAACTAAACGACATCGGCATTAGCCGTGGCGATATTCGTTCTATTGCTAATGACACATTTCACGAAAACAATCTTCGTGACACATACCCACATAATGTTCGTTCGAACCCAAATTTGAGAGGTTCAGTGTAATGGAATTAGCTAATGCAGAATATGTAAGCCATCCTTTAAAAACAACCTTAAAAGTATTAAGTAAAACAATCGTAGCAATAGGAATGTTCCTATGGGCATTCGGTGAGTCAGCAGGTAGAGCAAGAGCCGCCAGTGAATTATACCGTCAAGGATATGTAGAAGAAGCAAGAAGATTAATGTTGGAGAGCAAATAATGATTACAGGTGACATAGCAACGATGGGCGCTTTATTGGGTGCAGGGTTAGCAACAATTGGAATGGGTGGGGCGGCTATCGCTGTCGGAATTATAGTTGGCAGTGTATTAAAGTACATGCCTAAAAAAGGTGAAGGTGATCAAGGAACAATGTTCGTAGGTATCGCATTTGCAGAAGCATTAGGCATCTTTGCATTCTTGGTGGCATTACTATTAATGTTTGCAGTATAATGGTTGGTGATCAACATATGGAAATATCAGCACAAGTAGTGCAGAAGTTAGGTTTCTATATGTTTGTAATTATGACTTCACTTATGGTAATATGTATAGCTTTTGGTTTCTATGCTGTTATCCAAAAATTTAACGAACCAAATTGGAAAGAGGTATGTATCGCTAAAGGCGGTGTACCAGTACAATTAGAAAAATCAGTCTTTGACTGTAAAAAGATGTAAGAAAGAGGAAACGTAATGTTTAAACGATTTATGAAACTAATGGAATATAGAAGTTACTGTATGAGTATTAAGCAGTTAAGAGATATGGGCATGAATGATAAAGCCAATGAAATCTCTGAATTTAAACACAACATGTACAAAACAAGTTAGGATATGATATGAAAACACTTTATTTTTACTTAGTAATGTTTGCGGCTGTATTTGCAGTAAGTTCAGCCAACGCAGATGTTACAATCGAAATGTTAAACAAGCGTGATGATGGCGCTAAGATGGTCTACTCAGAAGATATTACACGTATCGAAGTGGGTGAGATTATCACATGGGTTCCAACATCAAAAGGTCATAATGTAGAATTTATTGCAGGACCTGATGGGTGGAAAGCACCAAAGAAATCAAAACTTAATAAAGTAGTTGAGATGCAATTCGACACTCCAGGTGTATATTTGTATCAGTGTTCACCACACAAGAGCATGGGAATGATTGCTATTGTCGTTGTAGGTGATGGAGATAATGATATTTCAAAAGCCAAAGTAAAAGGCAAGTCAAAGAAAAAGCTCAAGGCTTTGTTAGGAGAACTATGATCGATCCAGACCACACCGCACTCAAACCTAAAGGTGAGAAGAAAAAAGGCGGCAAGTAATCTGCATAAATAAAGAGGTAGGCGAAAGTCTACCTTTTTTCGTTTAAGTGGAGATATATTATGGGAAGAATTAGAGATCGTGGTAATGACGGTGGTGATGTTTACAGGTGGAATACACTTGCAAGGTTTGTGAATACTAATGGGTGGACTAGAGGCGCAGAGCTTGGTATCCACGATGGGGTTAATTATCGCTTCTTAATTAACAACTGCCCTAACCTACATCTAATCGGTGTGGACTTATACGAAGCACAACCAGAGAATAACGGACCTGAGAAGTGGACGCCCGGAGAAAACGGTCATCCATGGAAGCACGAAGACTACTATGACAGTATGCTATCTTTCTCAGTTGAACACCCAGACAGAACTATGATTATTAAAGACTACACCACAGAAGCGGCTAAGATGGTTCCTGATGGTACATTAGACTTTATATTCATTGACGCTGATCATGGGTATGAAGGTTGTCTAAGAGATATCAAGGCTTGGGATCAAAAGGTACGCAAAGGTGGTATTGTGTTTGGACACGACATTCACTTCCCAACAGTTACGCAAGCAGTAACAGAATTCTATGGGGAGAACTCATGGAACGTCGAAGATGATTTTATTTGGTGGGTGCAGAAGTGAACATCGAAAAGAAACTAAGCCAAATATGGATAGGTCCGAAACCACCACCACTCACTTGGATGCACACTTGGAGAGACAAACATCCTGATTGGGAGTATTCTATATTCGATGACAATATGCTAAAGTCTCGTAAATGGAAGAACCAACATCTTATCGAACACTATTACAACACAGGTAAGTGGCCAGGCGTGTCTGATTTGATTAGATACGAACTATTATATGAGCAAGGTGGGTTTTGGCCTGAGGCTGATATGACTTGCTTGGAGAACACAGAAGAGTTGTTTACTTCACCAGAAAACCATGCGTATTCTTGTTATGAAAACGAAAGAGGTAGGCATAACTTCATTCAACCCATTATGGCATGTAATCCAGAAAATGGATTTGTTAAACATGTTATAGACACATTACATATATTAACTCCGCAAGAACTAAGCCCAGAACCTTTTAGATCAACGGGTAATTTGTTCTTATCACGTCACGTTCCTCATTGGATGCACCAACTTACAGTATGGCCTAGCCACTATTTTATCCCACTATTCTACATTGGTGGTGCTAAGAGATATGACGGACCTGATAAGGTATATGCTGACCACAAGTGGGGTTCGACAGGACATGCGAATAGTGTAACATATGATAAGGGTGTATAATGTACGTAAGCCACAAATATAAACTAATATTCCTAAGAACGCCAAAGACTGCTAGTAGTAGCCTGTCAGAATTCTTTATTAAGAATATACCTGATACTGATGCAATCTACACACCAGTAGAAGACTCTGGTATTGGTGGTACTTTAAGTAAACAAATTACAGACAAATACAGAATAAATTTTGCATACTATCATTTTACCTTACAGGATTTGGTGGATAACAATATCATAACATTACAACAGGCGCTCGAATATAGATCAATAGCAGTTATTCGCAATCCTGTGGATAGACAGAAAAGCTTCTATTACTTTTACAAAAGATGGAAGCAAGCTGGTTCTGAACCATCTTTGGCACAATACAAAGCATGGACACCAAAAGGTTTCTTTAGCGGTGAACCAAACTCTGGTATATTACAGTCTAACATATTAAAATGTAGTGGGGAGATACAAGGCGAATATTGGTTGTATCCAAACATAGGGAACGAACTAAGCCAACTGATGCGAGAACTAAATCTACAAGTAACACATGCGTTGCCAAACCACAAAAACGATTTTAGAAAAAATAGAGAAAATGAGATTGTTTTTGATGAAGAAGCCATGGAAACATTATCAAAACGTTTTGGTGCAGACATAGAATTGTACAATGATTTGGCAGAGGAAACATACGTATGAAAGCATACATACTAAAGATTGATAAGAAAGTATCGCATGATTACGCCAAGACTTGTGCTGACTCTTGTGATAAGGTTGGTTTACCTTGGGAATACTCCATGGGGTTTTCTAACCAGACAGGTAAGATGGCATTCGCTAATCTGAATATACCTAGACTACCGACAGAACCTTATACTTACATCCCAGAACCAAACCAAGGACAAAAAGCCATGTGTTGTACTGCTGGTCACATTGCCATATGGCAGAAGATCGCAAACGGTACTGATAATGTTGGTGTTGTGTTAGAACATGACGCTATAATGCTACAACCAATAACAATAGAGATACCAGAGAATACCATTGTGGTTCTTGGTTATAAGCTAAATGATCCAACAAGATATGATCACGTTGCTGCTGGTGTTCCTAATGACCTAATTAGGATTGATGGTCATGAGGGCGCACACGCATATGCTATGACTAAGAGAACAGCTAAGTTTCTAGTAGATGAGCTACATACACAGGGTTTAAGGAGCGCAGTTGATAATGATTACTTTATACGTGGTCAACGCAGAACTGCAATGCCATTGCACATAGCAAGTCCTACCCCTGCGATAGGATGGTTACGAGAATCGACAATATGGGGCAGTTCTGCAAATAAAAACTATAATTTCATACCGTCCTTTCTTAGAAATTATAAATAAAAGAAAACTCAATAAAATGGATTCTGATATGCTAGATGAAGCTAAAGACAAAAAAGAACTTAAGATCAAACCAAAAAAAGAGTTCGATTCTAAATCAATAGTAGATGTAGAACCAACATTAGATGAAAAAGCTAAATCTGGATACTGTTCAGATGATTGCTGTGGTGCTGATGTAAAAGCAGAAGATTGTGATTGCTCACCAGATTGCCCTCATTGTGATTGCAATGCTATGGACGAAGAACTTCAAGAAGTCATGAATAGAATGCAACGTCGTAAGGCAGGTATATCAGCCAGAAAAAACAAACACAAAATGAAACGTGGTCGTGAAAAGGCTATGCGTAAGACAGCTACTATGGAAGTGTTAAAGAAACGCGCTCGTAAGCAAGCTATCCAAAACCTAAAGAAAAAATTCTCTAAAAATAGACGCTATGCAGAATTATCCAATGGTGAGAAAGAAGTTATCGATAAAAGAATATCTAAGATTTCTAAGAAACGCATAGAAATGTTAGCAAAAAAACTTATCCCAGGGGTAAAAATCAAAGAAAGACAGCGTAAGATGAAAAACAATGTAAGAGAAGACGTTAATGGACAAACAATGGTTTGTAAGGATTGTGGTGATGAGTTCGGTAAACCAACTAAAGGTAACGGATGTAAAAATGATTGTTTTGACTTAAACGCATCATGTTGGATGCCTAAAGAAGAATATTCAGAAGCATCGTACAAAGATCAGAAGGTTATGAAAAGACCACATATGTTGTTGTCAGCCGACAAGAAGCCTAAGTTAGATGGTCGTTTCCGTATGTTCAAAAAAACCCCAGAAGTAGAAGAGTCAACAATCCCTAATGATCTAAGAGAAATCGCTGATCTTATGGAAGCTACAGAAGCACTAGACCTTGATGAGATGGATTTCTCTATTAAATCAGTAAAGAAGTCTGGCTTGGCTCACGTTAAGAAAGCTAACAACTACAACAAACTTAAATCTGACATTAAAGCAATGCGTGATCGTCTTAACAAAAGTAAGGGTATTAAACCTTTGAAGGCTGGTTATGGTTACGAGTCTGTTGATGAGGATAAGGATAGCCTTGCTAATCTTGCTAATGAGAAACAGCAAGAAAAGAAGAAAAGGGGCGAAATCAAGAAGCCTGTTGAAAAAGATGAAGACGAAAAGAAAAAAGACTTAGACGCGGCTTTTGAATCTTTTCTCGAAAGTTGTGGTGCTGGTGAAGAAGGTACACCAGAACTAACTAAGAAACTAAAGAAAGACACACCAGATGCGTAATTTCAAGACATTCCTAGAAGCTAAAGACCCAGGCGAATACGATCAAGAAGGTGGTATGGCTAAAACTCAATTGAAGACAGCTATGGACGCATCACAAGAGTTAATCTCTATGCTTGGTGACGATGACAATATGCCAGAGTGGGCGCAGAATAAAATCACAAAGGCAGTAGACTATTTGGACTCTGTACGTGATTATATGAAGGGTTCTGACAATGGCTGATAAAGACCCAAGGTTGGCAAGAGCAGGTGTATCTGGTTTTAATAAAGCCAAAGGTACGCCCTCACACCCTACCAAAAGTCATATCGTTGTTGCTAAAGATGGCGATAAAGTAAAGACTATTCGCTTTGGTGAACAAGGTGCTTCTACTGCTGGTGATCCAAAATCAGGTGAATCTGATAAAATGAAAAAGAAACGTGCTTCATTTAAGGCTAGACATGCTAAAAACATCAAAAAGGGTAAGATGTCGGCGGCTTGGTGGGCAAATAAAGTAAAGTGGTAACACAATTCTTATAAATAATACTAATATTGTAATAAAACACAAACTAAAGGGAACGTCATGAAAAGTTTCAAAAAATACGTACAAGAGAGTAATCTTGACCCAGTGAACAAGAAGGCTCTTAAAGGTAAACATAAAGATCGTAAAGATGGAGACATTGATAACGATGGTGATGTAGATTCTTCAGATCAGTATTTACACAAACGTCGTAAAGCTATTTCTAAAGCAGTTACATCAGAAGAAGTTGAAACTGTTGAAGAAGGTGAAAGTGGTCTTTGGGCGAACATCCATAAAAAGAGAGAGCGCATCAAAAAAGGTTCTGGCGAAAAGATGAGAAAACCAGGATCAAAAGGCGCTCCTACTGATGATGATTTCAAGGATGCGGCTGAAGAAGTCGTTGCTGAAAAAAAAAATCTAAAAGCTAGTTATGAAGACATAACTTGCCCTAAATGTAAGGGTGAAGGTTGTGAGCATTGTGAAAACACTGATGGTCAACAAATTGATGAATTTGTAGGCAAAGCTATTGGTGGCGCAGTAAAAATGATTGCTAAGGGCGCAAGAAATGCAGTTGTGAATAAGCAAGGCAACGTCAGAGGAACAACAGCGGCTAAGGCTGACTCTGCCGAAGCTAAAGCTAACAAAGCAGAAAAGAAAGTTAGAGACGCTGAACGTGTAAAAGCGGCGGCTGAAAGACTTAAAAAAGCCAAACAAGCGCAAATAGATAACGCAAACAAATAAATATCACAGTACCTTTAAAGGAGAATTAAAATGGCACTATGGGGAAAAACAGACGCACTAGCATCAGTACCAACTTGGTTGGAAGATGCGGCGGCTAACACAAACAAATCAAACGATAGAGATAACGCAATCTTTGTTGACGTTACAGAAGCTGGCATTGCGGCTAACCGCGCTAAAGGCATTACTGGGCCAGGATGGTGGTTGTACCATACAGATGGTGGACGTCATCACGCTGAATGCCTAGTACCTATGAAAGTCTCAGCGGCTGATGCAGGTGACTTGGGTGTTACTGGCGATACCGTAGATGAAGATGCTATCGTAGCCGACTCATAAGAGTAGTATATAGATTATGATATTAACAGAATCAACCTTTCTGTTGTTTGCCTCAAAATATTACGACAATCCTAATTGTGCTGATATTGTTGAGTTTGACGAAGATTTGAAAAGATTTCAGTACCTACGGAAGTTATTTGGTAGGTACAGACAAGATAATGATCTAAAAGAAAGGTTGATACTTAATCATCTTATTGTGATCTATAATATATTCGGACCTGAGGCTACAAATATGCTTTTCATGAAACTTCATGATTATCACGAGTATTTGAAACCTTTCGTAGAATACCTTAACTATATGCCAATACACATCACTTACGATGACGTAATGATACACAAAGATAATATAAATGCAGACGAAAAGATAAGTGATCTGCTTAAAGGAATATGATAAATGGTAGTTGATCTATTTTTAGTATATCAATTTGTACGACGCTTAGCTACTCCATTTGAGAAGTGGGAAGCGTATAAAGAAGGTATTATTGACAAGGATGGTAAAGTCCTAATCAAGAGAAAACAATTCACATCAAAAGCGCAATCAAAGGCTTGGGGTGTTTTTGATATTATGATTGCTAACTTAAAGAAGCTATTAGCCAAAGTTCCAGGTGGTAGTTCACGTCTTGCATCATATGCGGCGGCTTTGTACTTAATCAAAGAACACAGCCACTTTACAGACGAAACAACTCTTAATGAAGATATGACTGATGAGCAGATAAATGAATCTTTATCTGTATTTTCTAATTACTATGTCAATTATATTACACTTACTGAAGGTGTTGATACAAAAGATGAAGCATTTGGTAGGGCAAGACTTAGGCAGAACTTGGCTAAGATGGGACATGATGTAAATAAAGTTCATTCTCAAAACGTAAAAGATGCTGAAGCGGCAAAGAAAAGACGTCAAGCGGCATCTAAAGATTTAAGTTCCTACAGAGATAAGAATGGTTTAAAAGAAGAACCAGCTAATAACGTAGGCAGTGGAAACATTGCTGGTATGGATGGTGGTCATATGTCTAAAGCACAGCAAAAGGCATGGACATCTAAAAACAAATCAAAGAAGAAAACACTTAAAGATATGATGAAGGATAAAACATGATTACACTAGAACAATTCAGTGCAATGATCCCTAGCAACAAAGACCCTAAAGCTTGGTACGATGCCGCTATTCCTATGTTTGAAGAATACGAAATCAATACACCAAATAGAATTGCTGGTTTCATGGCACAAACTTCACACGAGTCACTTGACTTCACACGCCTAACAGAAAACCTTAACTACAGTGAGAAAGCACTTAATAGTGTATTTGGTCGTTACTTTGGTAAAGGTAAAAACAAAAGGGATGCTAAAGATTATGCACGAAACCAAGAAAAAATCGCAAACTACGTCTACCAAGATGAGTTTAGATCAAAGCGCGGAGCTTTGGGAAACACTAATCCCGGCGATGGCTGGTTATTTCGAGGCAGAGGTATTAAGCAACTTACCGGGCGTAACAATTATGCCGCATTCGGAAAAAGTGTCGGTATGTCAGCCGAAGAAGCTGCTGGATATGTAGCTACTGAAAAAGGTGCTATGGAGTCTGCATGTTGGTTCTGGAAAAAGAACAAACTACAGAAGTGGGCTGATAAGGGTGACAATAAAGGTCTGACGAAGGCTATCAATGGTGGCACAATCGGACTCGAAGATAGAAATTCGAGATGGGATAACTGTTTAGCTATCTTAGGTGGAGAAATGCCTAAGAAGAAAGCGGCTAAAGCATCAAAGGGTGGTTCACGCACACTTCGCAAAGGTATGAAGGGTGATGACGTAGCTAAAATGCAAAAAGCATTGGGTATTACAGCCGATGGTGATTTTGGGTTTGGAACTCAAACAACTGTTAAAAAATGGCAAAAAATGAATGGTTTGGTTGCAGATGGTATCGTAGGACCTGCTACTCAAGCGAAAATGTTTAAATAATATAAATAGAAGAATAAATCAATAAAAAGGAGATAGAAATGTCTTTAGAAAAAATCGTACAATCTGCACTAGCAGAACAGCCAATTGAAATGAAAGAAGCATTTGCAGAAGCAATGCAAGAGCGTATCGCAATGGCTTTAGAAGAAAAGTATAAGAAAATGGCTGATTCGGCTGACGACATGGAAGACGAAGCTGATTCTGATGATGAAGATGATGATGCAGAAGATGCCAAAAAGAAAAAAGACGATGATGATGATGAGGACGATGCTGAAGACGAATAGTCTTTAGTGGTTTTATTATGCCATCTTTCGTATATTTTGGAATAATCCTTTTAGCCTTGGGTGGTGCAGGTAGTGTTTACTACAAGTCCACCCAAGCTACTATTATGGAATTAACAGAATATAATGCTACTTTAACTGCACAAGTAGAACAGATAGCAGAAGTCAATGAAAAGAACATTGCAACTATTGCTAATATGCAAGCCAATTTTGAGAAGCAACGTCAACAGTTTGACGAACTTCAAGAATCTTTCACCGAAATACAATCACAGAAAAATGATTTACAGAAACGTCTAGGCAAACATGATCTAGGCGCACTAGCTGTTGCCAAACCTGGTCTTGTTGGTCGAGTTATTAATGGCGCAACAGCTAAGGCAAATCGTTGTTTTGAATTGGAAACAGGTGCGGAACTAACAGATAATGAAAGGAATGCCAAAAATGCAAAAGCGTTTAATAGCGAGTGTCCTTGGATTTACGATGATCTTGTCTCTAGGGGCTTGCTCGGAACGGAATCCAGTGGAACCGCCACCACGAGTGATAACTGAAACTGAGTACGTACAGCCAAGCAAACCAATAGTACCCTCAATCAATCCTCTTAATATGAGAGAAATTGAGTTCATTATCGTGACCCCCGAAAATGTAGACCAAGTGTTTGAAGATATTAAGTCTGATGACGTAGTTATATTTGGTGTTACAGATCAAGGTTATGATGACATTGCATTGAACCTTGCTGATCTACGTGCATACATCCAACAACAAAAAAAGATAATTGCTATATACGAAAATCAGTATGACTAATAAGCATAACGGATATTCGACAAATTTTGTCTAGTATGTGGTACTATTATGTATAAATACAGTTGAATGTGTATATTATTTCTATTGTGATTAAATTATAATCATGGAGTTCGCCACTAGCCTCCGTTATCAAAAGGCATTAAAGGAATAATATTTTGTCGAAAGAAACTAATTGGGAAACTGATATACGCCTAATACAAAGTGATATCAAACAGATTAACAAGTTCTTTGGCAAAGTCGAGAAATCAATCGATCAAATGTCAGAACTGTCTAAGAATGTAGCAGTGCAATCAGAGATTCTAGATTTCACTAAAGAAAAGCTTGACGTTGTTGAAAAATTGTGCGAAGAGACTAAACGTACTGACGAATTGCGAATGAATGTTCTTTCGGATCGTTTGGAAGAGTATAGAAGGTCTGCACGAGAAGATCACCAAAAATTAGCAGAACACAATGCACAGAAACGAACAAACTCTAACAAAGAGATAATAGATAGATTAGATTCAATAGAACACAGTCTTCATATGCGTATCAATGCTGAAAGCAAAAAGATTTCTGTCTTGGAAAATTGGCGCTATTATATGATGGGTGTAGGTGGAGTTTTACTTTTGTTGGTAGCAAGAATAAATTGGCCTGATCTTTTTAGTTGACAAACCATCCTATTAGTGTATACTGATTACATCTGAATAATAGGAACTTTATATAATGGTAGATTTTGTAGATATACAGTATGCTCAGATGCTTTCTGGTCGTCTGGATAACTTTCGTATCAAACACACTAACCCATATAGAATTAACTTTAGGTGTCCCATATGTGGCGACTCCAAGAAGAAACGTTCTATGGCTCGTGGTTGGCTGTTAGAGCGTGACAACAAACTTACCTTCTACTGTCATAACTGTGGTGCTTCACAAGGCTTTCCTTGGTTCTTGAAGGGGCAAGATCAACAGATGTATAATGATTATGTTGCTGAGAAGTTTGTTAATAGAGCAAACAACAGTGTCAGTGCAACTCCTGGGGATGAACAGTGGAAAGCATCAGCCCCCGTTTTCAAAAAGAAGTATGTAGACCCATTGACAAAGATCAAGAAGGTTTCTGCTCTGAAATTTGATCACCCAGCTAAGCGTTACATTCAAGAACGTAAAATACCTACAAAGCATCATTACCGCTTGTACTATGCACAGAAGTTCCAAGCTTGGATTAATGAGATTGTACCTAATAAATTCCCTAATATTATTAAGGACGAACCACGTCTTGTGATACCATTTATTGATGAAGATGGTAAATGCTTTGGTGTGTCTGCACGTTCCTTTGATCCTAATACATCACTACGTTACATAATTATTATGTTCGAAGAAAAGCCAAAGATATTCGGTTTGGATACAGTTGATATGACCCAACCTTACTATATAGTAGAGGGTGCTATTGATAGCATGTTCTTGTCCAATGCTATCGCTATGAATGGTGCTGAGGGCAACAGCAATTCTGCAAACCAGAATGCAGTTTATGTATTCGATGCAGAGCCACGTAATAAGGAGATACACGCCCGTATGGAGAAAGTAATCAAGAATGGTTACAAAATCTGCATATGGCCTACAGACGTCCCAGCAAAGGATATAAACGATATGTATCTCAAAGGACTTACCGAAGTCGAGAAACTAATAGAAGAAAACACTTACCAAGGATTGGTAGCAGAACTAAAACTTTCAGCATGGAGAAAAACATGACAGTTAACGTAATTTTAGCGACGGAGTTGAACTTTGGTATTGGTAATGATGGCGACATGCCATGGCCTAGAAACAAAGAAGATATGTCTTGGTTTAAACAGAACACAGGCGAAGATATTGTCGTTATGGGCAGAAAGACTTGGGACTCGATTGGAAAAAAGAAGTTGCCCAACAGAACAAACATTGTCATTACTTCAAGGGATTTAGAGGGCGCTGATCATGTGTTCTCTGGCGATATGGGAGAGATTATCGAAAAGATTAAAGGATTGTATCTAGCAGATAGAGACATTTGGATTATGGGTGGGGCAGAGATATATGACCAAGCAATCCCTTATGCAGATAAACTTTACTTAACTACGTTTAACGATAATTATATATGTGATACATATGTAGAAGAAAATATTGTTGTCAAATTCCCTTATGTCGAGTATTGGGTAGATAAACCTAAAATTTCATTTATGATTAGGAGCAAACATAAAGATGCATGATTATAGTAGACTACTAAGAGTTATTATGGAACAAGGGCGTGACGTGGCTGATAGGACAGGCACAGGCACACGTTCCATTTTTGGTCATCAAATGAGGTTTAACCTAGAGGATGGCTTCCCTGCGGTCACTACTAAGCGCTTAGCATGGAAATCAGTAGTGGGAGAACTACTATGGTTTTTAGAGGGTTCTACAGATGAGCGTAGATTAGCTGAATTGACCTATGGTAAAAGTCGTGAGTGGATTGAGGATAAGAATACAATCTGGACTGCTAATGCCAATAAACAAGGTGTTGACTTGGGATATCAGAACCATAAGTTCTACAAAGAACTAGGACCTGTATACGGAAGTCAATGGAGAGACTTTAATGGTTTTGACCAACTTGAGTATATCTTAGATGAAATAACTCACAACCCTGATAGCCGACGTATCATTCTTAATGCTTGGAATGCTTCTGAGGTTGATGAAATGACACTACCACCTTGTCACGTAATGGCACAGTTTAGAGTGTATGATGGCAAACTAAGCTGTCAGTTATATCAAAGAAGTGCTGATGTGTTCCTTGGCGTACCTTTTAACATTGCTTCATATGCTTTGCTTACCCACATACTCGCAAGACATTGTAATCTTGGTGTTGGTGACTTGGTACATACTCTTGGTGATGCTCACATTTACAATGATCACTTTGAACAAGTAGAAGAACAACTAGGGCGCAGTGAATACGATTTACCCCAACTTGATATTGATGATAGCTTCGATTTGAATTGTGTCTTCGATATGGATTCAGAATATCATTGGGGTTCGTTTGGACTTAATGACGCAGATAAAATAAAATTGACAAATTATTTGCATCATGATACAATAAAAGCCAATATGTCCGTATAAGATGTTATAAATAAACTAACCAAGTCAGCGTACCTATAGCTGTCAAATTCCCATAGAATACCATATATGCCCACCGTTTAGGTGTTGGCATATTAGTCACTAAAACAAAGAGGCCGATGAATGTTAAATACCACAGAAATAAGAACAGTTAATTACGTAACTAAGCGTGACGGAACCACCAAAGACTTTGATGATCAAAAGATTTCACTTGCTGTAACTAAGGCAATGAAAAGTATTGGTATGAGAAGCAAATACTTAGCAAGCGAAGTAACAGAAGAAACTGTAGACATGATTAATCATGAATCAGATGATGTTATTGTCGATGTTGATACAGTACACAGAACAGTGGAAAATGTTATGATGGATAAAGGTCTACATGACCTTGCGCGAGAGTATATCCTTTTTCGTTATAATAACAAACCAGACATCTTTCGTAAAAGAACAAGTCTGAAACCATATGAGTATCCACAACTTGTAGAGTTTACAGATGCTATCCGACACTCTTATTGGGTACATACAGAATTTAACTATTCTTCTGACATTCAAGATATGAAAGTTAAGATGGAGCCACAAGAAGTAGAGATTGTTAAGAAAGCTATGTTGGCTATCTCTCAGATCGAAGTTGCTGTTAAAACGTTCTGGGCAAAGATTGGTGATCGTTTCCCTAAGCCAGAAGTGGCGGCTGTTGGTATTACATTTGGTGAATCAGAAGTGCGTCATGCTGATGCGTATTCTAACTTGATTGAGATTATGGGTCTTAATGAAGAATTTGAAAAAGTTGTAGAAGTACCTGCAATGAAAAAGCGTATTGCATATCTCGAACAGTCTATTGGTTCGCCAGCAGACGATAAAGACTATTTCCACAAGATCATTCTATTCTCTATGTTTGTAGAGAACGTATCGCTGTTCAGTCAGTTCTTGATCATGATGGCATTTAATAAACACAAGAATGTTCTCAAGGGTATCTCAAATGCCGTTGAAGCGACATCAAAAGAAGAAGATATTCACGCTCGTTTTGGGTTTGAACTCGTGAATATTATACGTGAAGAAAACCCCGATTGGTTTGACAAGGATAGCAACGCTGAGGTAAATCGCCTTTGTCGTGATGCGTTTAAAGCTGAGTCAGCCATTGTAGATTGGATTTATGATGATTATGATTTAGACTTCTTACCTAAACAAACAGTGAAAGAATTTCTTAAGCATCGTTTCAATCAGTCCCTAAAGGCTATTGACATGAAGCCTTTATATGAAGTAGACGAAGAAGCAATTCGTAGTACGGATTGGTTTGTAGAAGAAATTCTCAGCACAAAGAACGTAGACTTCTTTGTGAAGCGTTCTACTGCATATTCAAAGAAAACCAAAGCCTTCACTGAAGATGATTTATTTTAAGAAAGAAAAAACAAATGAGAAAACACAAAAAGTTCTATTGGCTCAATGACGACTCGCGCACATTTCTGTCGCGTGGTTACTTAGAGGGTAAAGAAAAACCAGAACAAAGAATACGTGCTATTGCTGATAAAGCAGAATGGTATCTGAAAGATATGGGTGGTAAGAAGCTTTCTAAAGGTTTCGCTGACAAATTCTATGATTATATGAGTAAAGGTTACTATTCCTTGGCAAGTCCAGTGTGGGCAAACTATGGCAAGGAACGTGGACTACCTGTATCATGCTTTGGTTCATATATTGACGATAGTATGCAAGCTATTTTATTTGGTCATGCTGAAAATGGTATGCTAATGAAAAATGGTGGTGGGACTTCTGGTTACTTTGGTGCTATTCGTGGACGTGGTGCAACTATTAGAGACAGTGGCGATTCATCTGGTTCAGTACACTTTATGCAGATGTATGATACGTTAGCATCTGTTGTGTCACAAGGTTCAGTACGTCGTGGTTTCTTTGCGGCATACCAAGACATTGAACATCCAGATGCAGACGAATTCCTTGACATTGGGACTGAGGGTAACCCTATCCAAGGGCTTACAACAGGCATTACAGTAAGCAACAAGTTTATTGATGAAATGAAAGCAGGTGACCCTGAGAAGCGTCGTTTGTGGGCTAAGGTGCTACAACGTCGTTCAGAGATCGGTTATCCTTATATCTTGTTTAGTGATAATGTGAATGATGGGCGTCCACAAGTATACAAAGATAAAGACATGCGTGTATATGCCTCTAATATGTGTGCTGAGATTGCTTTGCCTTCTAGCCATGAAGAAACCTTTACATGCGTTCTATCGTCTTTGAACCTACTACATTGGGATACAATCAAAGATACTGATGCTATCGAAGTTCTAACTATGTTTCTTGACACTGTATGTGAAGAGTTCGTTCGTAAGACTGAGGGGCAGATATACATGAAACGCGCTCGTGACTTTGCTAAGAACCACCGTGCATTAGGTGCAGGTGTTCTTGGTTGGCATTCGTATTTGCAGTCTAATATGATTTCTTTTGAATCTAAAGAAGCGGCACAACTAAACCTTGAAATTTCACAGACTATGCAAGAACGTTCATATGCGGCGTCTAAAGAAATGGCAGTGGCGTTAGGTGAGCCTGACCTACTCAAAGGATATGGTATGCGTAATACTACTACGATGGCTATTGCACCTACCAAATCATCAAGTTTCATTCTTGGTCAAGTTTCACAATCTATTGAACCTGAGTTCTCTAATGCGTATGTGAAAGACCTTGCTAAGATGAAGGTTACTATCCGCAACCCTTACCTAAAGGAATTGTTGGTAGAAAAAAATCAGGACAATCCTGATGTTTGGGAATCAATTAAGAACCACGATGGCTCAGTACAGCATCTTGAGTTCCTGACTGAAGATGAACGTGCTGTATTTAAGACGTTCTCTGAAATCAGCCCAAACACAATCATCGATCAAGCGGCTATTCGTCAACAATATGTTGATCAAAGCCAAAGTTTGAATTTGATGCTTGATCCAGATATGTCTGTTAAAGATATTAATGCATTGTATCTTTACGCAAACGAAATGGGTGTCAAAAGCTTATATTATGCCTTCTCAATGTCAGCGGCTCAGTCGTTAACACGTAAACGGGTAATGTCAGCAGATTGTGCCGCCTGTGAAGCGTAACAGACACTATTTGGACTATTTCAGCCAAACTGTCGAAGACTTTAAAGGCGATGGTCGTTATAGAATATTTAACGACATACTTAGGGAGCGTGGGAATTTTCCACGTTCCATTTGGTACGGCAAGTACGCACCAAAGAATATAGTGAATTGGTGTTCTAATGATTACTTAGGTATGGGTCAAAACCAATACGTCATAGATGCAATGCATACTGCTTTAGATCAAACTGGGGCAGGTTCTGGTGGTACACGAAACATAGGTGGTACTTCACATTATCACGTAACACTTGAGCGTGTATTAGCAGGGTTGCATAGAAAAGAATCTTCACTATTATTTACGAGTGCATATGTAGCAAATGAGTGGTCGCTCGTTGCTATCTCTCGTATATTGCCAAACGTATGTTTTATTTCTGATGAAAAGAACCACAATTCTCTTATCATGGGTGTGAAACATAGTAGGGCAAACAAACGTATCTTCAAACATAATGACATGGACAACCTAGAGAAGCATCTTAAAGAAGCTGTAGAAGCTAACGAAATGCCTGTAATCTTGTTTGAGTCTGTGTATAGTATGGACGGTGATGTGTCACCTATAGGAGATATATGTGACTTAGCAGAGAAATACGAAGCCTTTACTTTCATTGATGAAGTACATGCTGTTGGTCTTTATGGCGACACTGGTGCTGGCTACTGTGAAAAGTTGGGTCTATCAGATCGTATTGATATTATTAACGGTACATTGGGTAAAGCATTTGGAGTTCAAGGTGGTTATATTGCAGGTAAGCAAATAATCGTAGATGCTATTAGGTCAGTCGCTGCTGGTTTTATTTTCACAACAAGTATGTCTCCTGTGTTATGTGCAGGTGTGCTTGCTTCTGTTAGTTACTTAAAAGATCATAACGTTGTTAGGGAGAAGCACCAAGAAAGGACTGCTAAGTTGAAGCAGATGTTGATTGATGCAGGTATGGATATACATCCTAACGCCTGTACGCATATTATTCCTGTTATGGTTAACGACGCCTTCAAATGTAAAGTAGCAAGTGATAGGCTGTTAAATGAGTTCGGTATATACATTCAACCGATTAATTCCCCAACAGTGGAAGTAGGTACGGAACGTTTACGTATTGCACCTACTCCATTCCATACCGATATTATGATGGTGGAATTAGTCGAAGCACTGAAAGAGGTTTTGAGATGAATCAACTTGAACGCAACTTCTTTGCACCTCGAAAGAAAGAGAATACTATGAAAAAGATTATGAAACCATTTTGGTTTGTTCTGGGCATCATCTTGGTAGGCGTTGCCTATTTGGGTGTTATCGTTCCAGGATTACCTTGGAGTACACCAATACTTGGAGCTACATTTTGCTTTGCGAAGTCTAGTGATAGATTCCACAACTGGATTTTAAACCACAAGACTTTCGGACCTTTCATTAAGAATTGGTCTAAGTATCGTGTATATCCACAAAAAGCAAAGTACCTTATGGTGGCAGTAATGTCATCTTCTCTGGCGTTTCTGTGGTTCACTACAGGCAACCCAAAGGCGGTACTATACCTAGCCATTACTATGGCGCTTATTGTTTTGTGGGCTTGGAGATACCCTGGTTCGCAAGCAGAAGCTGAAAGAAGAATTTCAGAAGGTAAGAAAATCGGTTGGTTGAAATAGTATAAATAAAAGCATCCCCACATAAGGGGGTGCTAATTACACAATGTTTTTGATGGAGAGTATATAATGAAAAGAGTTCTAGTAACTGGCGGTGCAGGTTTTATTGCACACCACACAATTTCAGAAATTTTAAGAAGAACCGATTGGGAAATTGTCTCACTAGATCGTCTTGATTATAGTGGAAACTTAAATCGTTTACACGACGTTTTGTCAGACCTTACTGATGCACAGCGAAAAAGATTTAGGGTAGTGTACCATGATCTAAAAGCTGAACTAAACCCCATGATCACAGCGGATATTGGACGTATCGATTATGTCATTCACATGGCGGCAGGTTCGCATGTAGATCGCTCTATTGATCATCCTATGGAATTTGTAATGGATAACGTGGTTGGTACATGTAATCTGCTTAACTATGCTAGACAGTTAGACAGTCTTGAAAGATTGATTTACTTCTCGACTGATGAGGTGTTCGGTCCTGCGCCAAAAGGTGTTAAATACAAAGAGTATGATCGTTACAACTGTACTAACCCATACAGTGCATCAAAAGCGGGTGGTGAAGAACTTGCGGTTGCTTTCGAGAACTCTTACGACATGCCAATCTATATTACACATACAATGAACGTATTTGGTGAACGTCAACACCCTGAGAAGTTTATTCCTATGTGTATTAGAAACATTCGTGATGGTAAGTCAGTGACAGTACATAGTAACTCTGAAAAGACTGAGGCAGGTTCACGTCACTATATTCATGCTAATGATGTAGCAGATGCTACACTAAACTTGATACAATCAGAGTTTCAGCGTAATAATGACGGAACTGGGATCAAGTCACAGAAATTTAACATTGTGGGTGCTGAAGAACTAAACAACCTTGAGGTTGCACAGATCATTGCTGAAGCACAAGGCAAAGAATTGAAATACGAGATGGTTGACTTCCATTCGTCAAGACCAGGGCATGATTTACGTTATGCTATGTGTGGCGATAGAATGAAGGATCAATTGGGTTGGGAACCAAAGCCAGTGCGTGAACGCCTAGCAGAGGTTACTGAATGGACATTAAAAAATACAAGGTGGTTAGACATATGAGTTTCGTACAATTTATAGAAGGCGAATATAACAACGCCAAGAACACATTTTCCGATATCAATGAGCATATTGAATTGCTATACACATTGGGTATGGAATGTGAACACATTACTGAAATGGGAGTTCGTGATGGTCAAAGCAGTAGGGCATTCCTTAATACAAATGCCGCCCTAAGATCATACGACATTGAATTAGATGAAGAAGTTCAAGACCTTTTTAGAAAAGCCAAGACTGTTGGTAAAGATGTGAAGTACATGAAAGAAAACGTTTTGAAAATAGAAATAGAACCAACTGATCTATTATTCATTGATACATGGCATTCTGGTTCACAACTAAAGCGTGAGCTTAATATACATGGTAATAAAGCTAAGAAGTTTCTTGCGTTTCATGACACTCATACATATGGTTGTAGAGATGAGAAACAGAATTGGCGTGACTTTAAAGACAAAAGACCGATTGCTAATGAAGGATTGATTGCCCCCATTGTTCATTTTGTTATGGAAAATCCTCAATGGAAGTTTAAAGAATTCAGAACAAATAACAACGGTTTGACCGTGCTAGAAAGGACTAAGTAATGATTGTTGATTGCTTTCCATACTTCGCCCCGTATGGTGAAGAACTATTAAAATTAAGAGTAAACCTCTTAAAGGATGTTGTTGACAAGTTTATCATTGTGGAGTCGAACAAGACACATAGTGGAAAACCCGTACAGCGTAAGTTTCTTGATGTAGCCCTTAAACAAGGGTTGCCAATGGAAAAGATTATTTACATTGAACATGATATTCCAGAAACAGAAGACTTAGTGATTGAGAAAGTCGATAGAAACAATGCTGGCGTCAATAAAGACAACGAAGAGTCTTTGTATGCACGAGTTCGTGAGCGTCTACAAAAAGATGCTGTTATGCAAGCAATGGATCAATTTAATGATAATGATGTGTTCATCTATGGTGATGCAGATGAAATTATCAAACCTGAGAATGTTAGATGGGTTGCAAAAATGTGTGTTAACCATCAAGACATCATTCTAAAAATACCACTAGCATATCTACAAGGACGTGCTGATTTGAGAGCGTTTAATACTGATGGAAGTCATGTAGTTTGGTGGAAGGCTATGTTCTTTGCAACTAAAGATCAAATTATGAAAACATCTATAAACCGTATTAGATGTGGTGCTATATCATGGCCTATCCGTTGGCCTACTCACAACAACAGAGTCATACAAGATATGGGTTGGCATTTTGCATGGATGGGTAATGAGAAACAGCGTCAAGCAAAAGCAGACTCGTTTGCACATGCACACGACTCTTTTGAATGGATGGCAGATGGTGCTAAGGGTTATTCTGAATACAGTAAACTTGGCGACACCTTGATGGAAGAAGGTCCTGCACCAGATGGTAACGTAAATCACCATCTCAAGAGGTTCCCTGTAGAACAACTACCTAAGCTAATCTTTGAAGACCAAGAGATCAAAGACTTCTTGTTGCCACCAGTGAAATTGAATGAAGATTACCACTTCCCAAAATGTAACTGTTTTTGGTGTCAGAAACTTCAGTTCCCATTACTATATAACCTTGATGGGGAACGTAACTGGTTTGAAGTACCAAGAAGTTGTAGTGTAACAATCAAGGAGACGTTCCCTGATCGTAGACAAATTATGCGAGATACTGATGATTACGATGAATTAAGAGGTAAGCCTATTATGGTATTCTCTGATCCAGTAGAACGTTTTGAATCTTGTATCAATGCTTATCTAGTCGAAAAGCAACGCTACTATCATTATGGTGAGGATATGTTCTCATCTTTCGGTGTTGATCTAAAGACTTGTACTAAGCAAGAGAAGATTGACTATTTCTTTGCGAACTTCAACAAATTGTCTTCGCATCATCAGTTGCACCATTTCCACCCACAGTCATGGTTTGTTGATCAAGATAAGTTTAAGAAGTTTACGGTTGTGGATAAACATGATGTTTCGAAAACATTTAAGGTGTCCCACAAGCTAAACCAAACAAAGAAAGAAATCTTGAAAGAAGACTTATCAGATGAACAGTTGGCATTTGTAAAGAATATCTACAAAGAAGACTACGAATTCTATAAGAAACATAAATGATGAGAAAGCCAAACATAGACGCCTTACTTGCAGAGATTGAACATCATAAGTCTGAAAAGACAGAAATGTATAATGAGATCGACGCACTTAAAAACCAAAACATGATGTTGTTGGAGTCTTTGTCGGCTATCACAGAAGACGATACCTTTTGGTCAGAAGAAGCTTTGAGATCAGGTATCGTCTTTAAACTAAAGAATGTATTGACACAAATAAAGAATAATTTCTCTTGACGTAGGTAACGAATCACAGTATAAATGTCGCATAGAACAAAAATTGAGGCATAAAAACAATGAAAAGTATCTATAAAACAGGCATCGCCATCGCAATTAATACATTAGTATTTGGTGGTTTAATCTACTCAGGAAACACGCTACACGCGCACCAACAAACATTAGAAGCAGAAGCTGTAGCGGCGGCTTATCAAGCCGAGTTAGCTGAGGAACAAACAAAAGAGATGAAGTGTTTGGCACTTAACATCTATTTTGAAACACACGCATCTAGTCTAGTTGATGCTATGAGTGTAAGTGACGTTGTTCTTAACCGTGTGGTTAGTACACGTTATCCAAACACAGTATGTGATGTTGTTCACCAAGGGTACAAACCAGGCAAGAAGTCTTGTCAGTTCTCGTGGTTTTGTGATGGCAAGCATGACGAACCATACGACAACGATGCTTGGGAAAAATCACGTAAGTATGCTCGTGACATTTATATTAATGCTAACTATCGTGGTATGACTGAGGGAGCTACACATTACCATGCCCACTGGATGAAAGCTTATTGGGCGTCATCTCTGAACCGTGTTGCTCGTATTGGTAGTCATGTCTTCTACATTGAGAAATGATATGATACAGATCAAAGCATATTACAAAAATAAAGAAGTGAATAAATACTTCACTTGCGCTTTAGATGCTCAAGAGTATCGTGACTGGCTTGATGCGCGATATGCACAAGTCGAATGGATTTATTATTAAGGAGACGTGAATGACAAAAGATAACGAACTTTACGTAGTGACAACAGTTGTCAGTACACACCGCATGAGATATGCAATCCCAATTAGTGCTATGAGTGAAGAAGGTGATATGCCTTTAAACACTGATCAAGCTATTACTTATATTGAAGACAGCGTAACCATGGAAGAAGTTGAAGAGTTCTCTCAACATTGGATGGGCGAGAATATTGTGGACACTTTTGTTCTCGACAAGGAACGTGTCCTTAATCTGTATAAGCGTGATACCCCTCATGTTGTGGAATTTATGGACGATGAAGCAATCTTAGAACGTATTGCTAATTGGAAGATTAAAAAGTGAACGTCTTAATTTGTGGATATGGTTTCGTAGGGATGGCACATGCGCTGTCCCTACAGCCGTATCATAAGACACATGTATATGATCCTATGAAGGGATACAAAGATTGGGTTGACTGTGACGCAGTGATTATAGCTGTATCGACACCTGAGAATAAAGATGGCTCGTGTAATATGAATAATGTGTATGAAGTCATTGAACGTGTCAAAGATGATGTGCCAATTCTAATTAAGTCAACAATTAGTCTTGAGGGTTGGGAACTTATTAACCGCAGTTATCCAGACAGACAGATTACCTTTTCGCCAGAATACTTACGTGCTGAACACGCAATGGAAGACTTTAAGTCCCAAACATCAGTGTCTATTGGTGGTGGGGATACGAAGTTTTGGACTGATTTGTTATCTGCACTCAGCATACCAGTAAATGTATCTAAGCCTGAGGTTTTAATTCTTACTAAGTATTTCCGCAACTCTTACCTAGCAATGAAGGTTGCATTCTTCAATCAGATATATGATATGGCAGATGCGACTAACTTAGACCCACACGAACTGTTACAGAGTGTTTCAAACGATCCAAGGATTGGTAAAAGTCACACATATGTTAATGGAGATGATCGTGGGTACGGTGGTCATTGTTTTCCCAAGGATGTTTCAGCCTTACTAAATACAGCATATACCAAAGGTGTAGATTTGTCTATTCTATCAGAGGCAATGCAATATAATGAAAGGTTGAGAAATGAGAGTAGGAATAACGTTTAGCACATTTGACCTATTACATGCAGGTCATATACAGATGCTTCGTGAAGCTAAGGATCATTGTGACTATCTCATATGTGGACTACAGGTAGACCCTACACAAGACAGACCAGAAAAGAATTGTCCAGTACAGACCATTGTTGAGCGCTATAGCCAACTTAAAGGTGTCAAGTACGTAGATGAAATCATCCCATATGGAACAGAGTCAGATGTAGAAGATATCTTGACAATGTATCAATTAGATGTTAGAATACTAGGAGAAGAATACAGAGATAAAGAGTTTACTGGCAAAGATATTTGCCGTAGACGCGATATTGATTTATATTTTAATAAGCGTGATCATAGATTCAGTTCTAGTGACTTACGCAAAAGAGTATGTGAAAGGAATGAATGATGACAGAAGGTCCGTTTAAAAGTGCATTTGATGCAGACACAAAAGGTGTTATTCGCAGAGAGATCGTAACCTATCGTGTTAAGAATGGGGTTATGACTAAAGAAAGTGCAACTCGTGATTACTATGGTGATAATGATTATAATGATACCATTTCATCACAACCATTGGTACAACGATGATAGAACCACGTAAACCATATGATGTAAATAAGGTCATGCAAGAAGACTTGAAGCTAATTGATGTTATGCAAGTATTAGCTAATAAAGAAACAAATCCTATTGCAAAAAAGACTTTGAAAAAAGTAATTAGTCGTTTAATAGAATTAACTAGTAGAGCGCACACTCGTGGGCATTGGACAGGAACAGAATAGGAAACATTATGTTTAAACTTTTCGAGAAAAAACAAGAGAAACCAGATTTGATGGAATATGAGGCTGATGTTATCGTAACTCCAGTCAAAGAACAGATCACAGAAATCTCACCATTGTGGGAAGAAGTGTTTGAGCGTATGGATGCAATCGAAGCTAAGATCGATTTGCTTTTAGATAATCAAAACTTTTAAATGATCATTGGCATAAGCGAAGGCTTTCATGATGCAAGTGTAAGTGTAGTTGATGGTGGTAATATCATTTCAGCTACACATGCCGAACGCTATAGTCGCAAGAAGAATGATCGATGGACGCACCCATCACAATATCCCAAAGATATTGATGCAACAGTAGCATTCTATGAAAAGCCTTGGCTTAAAAAAACTCGACAGATATACTCTGGTCAAGGGTGGAAGCCATGTCGTACTGATTATGATGTTTCTTTCAATCATCACAAATCACATGCGGCGGCAGGTTTTTACACGTCTAAATTTGAATCGTGCAACATATTAGTAATTGATGCCATTGGTGAGTGGGATACGGTTTCTGTATGGAAAGCGTGGGAAAAGAATGGCGTCCCAAAGATGATCAAGACAAAGAGTTTTAAGTATCCTTACTCTATCGGATTGTTCTATTCCGCTGTTACTAGATGTATAGGTTTGAAACCACAAGAAGACGAATACATTACAATGGGTATGGCGGCTTATGGTGAGCCAAGGTTCTATGATGAACTCAAGCAATACCTAGACTATACGAATTGTCACAGGGGAATACCACGTTTACCATCGCATTGGTTCAATGAAGATATTGCCGCATCAGCACAGGCTATTGTCGAAGATACGATACTCAATCTAGTGAAGAAATATTGCTTACACGAAAACCTGATTATGATGGGTGGGGTGGCTATGAATTGTGTTGCCAATACTAAGGTAGCAGAACTTGGAAAGAATATATGGATTATGCCAAGCCCTGGTGATGCAGGTTCGTCTCTAGGTGCGGCGGCGTTGGCATATGGAAAGAAATTGAATTGGATTGACCCATACTTAGGAACGGAGATTAAACATGAAATTAAAATTAAAGATGTTATCAAAACTCTTGGGAGTGATGGTTATTGTGGTATTGCAAATGGTCGTGCTGAGTTTGGCGCTCGTTCCCTTGGCAATCGTAGCCTTATTGCTGACCCTAGACTCGATATTAAAGACACTATTAACGAAGTTAAACAAAGACAAAAATTTCGACCCTTTGCACCTTCTATCTTGGAAGAATATGCTAATGAGTATTTCGAAGGACAAATGAATGAATACATGCAGTTTGTCGCCAATGCAAAGCATGATCATAAATCAGTAACTCATGTAGATGGGACTGCAAGGGTACAGATTGTCAGAAAAGACTGCAAATCTGTTTTGAGAACAATTCTTGAAGAATGGTATGACGACACTGGTTGCCCAATGCTTTTGAACACTAGCCTAAATATAAAAGGTCAGCCAATGGTTGATACGTGGGAACATGCTCTTGAGTTTCAAAGGAAATATAATGTCAAAGTCTTCTAAGTATATTTTAGCTGCTGGGTGTAGTTTCACAGACAAGAATTTTTGGTCGCCTGTTATGGGTAAAGACTTTGATTGTTCTTTTCCCAAATGGCCTGAGATATTAGGTGAGTATCTTGATCTTGACGTTAAAAATATTGGACTTTGTGGTGTTGGCAACGATTACATAACATCGCAATTAATTCAACATATTTTAAAAGACCCTACTAACATAGAACTAGTTGTTGTCGGATGGACTGAAATACAAAGATTTGGTTTATTAGACATATATCGTTTTAATCCAATGACTTCTTTATACCGCCCAGAGAATTATGAAAAATTCACAAAACAGACCAAAGCAGTTATCCCGTTGTTTAAACATTTGTATGGAGAGTTTCTTGTTAATAGAACTTTTAAAGATCACACTAACTTGTACACAGAACAGGTAATATATTGGTTTAAACAAATGTGGCAAATACAAGAATTGTGTAAGGCACTTAATATCAAATTTATAATGGCTCCGCTTTGTGGGAATATATCTTTAGAAAAGTATCGGCAAGTTGAAAACTCTTTTGATAGTGAAATACCTTGGACTGAAGTAGAATGGCATATAGCTTATGGTAGAATAAACGCACTATACGATTTAGACAAAAAGCATTATGTAGGATACCCCTTTCTAAAAAGCTTACATGGTTTTTTGCTTAATGATAAAATTAAAGGAAAAGAAATAAGTGATTTAGATTCGCATCCAAACGCAGAAGGACATGAATTAATAGCAAGGAAATATTATGAACAGTATTCAAAAGCTTATTCTTAAAACAAAATTTAGGTTTATGATCTGGAAGATGAAGTTTAAGAAACAAGAAATAGAGGTTGATAAAAGTGAGGGATTCATTTATGAAGCAGATGAAGATTAAATACGTTTTTGATGTTGATGGTACATTGACGCCTAGTAGAGGAAAGATGAACAAACACTTTGCTGTTTGGTTTAGTAAATTTTGCCAAAAAGAAAGTGTGTACTTAGTTACTGGTAGTGACAGACAAAAGACTGTAGAACAAGTTGGTGCATATATCTATGACACTTGTAAGAGAGTGTATAATTGTTCTGGAAACGATGTATATGAGCGTGACCAAAACGTCAGAAGAAACAAATGGAAGTTACCAGACCTAGCAAGAACATTTCTTATTAGCTGTGAATACGAGAGTGGTTTTGGTTTGCGTACAGGTAAGCATATTGAAGAACGTCCTGGGTGTATAAACTTTAGTGTGGTTGGCAGAAATGCCACTAAAGATAATCGTGCTAAATACATCTTATGGGACAGAGAAACTAATGAACGTTCTAACATAGCAAACGCATTTAACATGATGTTTCCAGACTTAGAAGCTAACGTTGGTGGAGAGACTGGATTAGATATAGCTCCAAAGGGTGCAGACAAATCGCAAATTCTGAAAGATTTTGATGGTGATATGGTCTATTTCTTTGGTGATGCAATGGACGAAGGTGGTAACGATTACGCTTTAAAAATTGCTAATAAATATGGTAAGAACTTCACAGTCTCAGATTGGAAGGACACTTGGGATAAGCTTAGAGAATTAGGAGAATGAAAAATGTTTACGATAGAAATGGATTGGGATGAAACCGCACTAACCATACTAGATTCTACAGGGAACCACGAAGACGTACAATTTCTAATATACGATGATATTGTGTACATTCGCCAATGGAGCCAAGACGGAAGTGATTATTCTCTTATTGAGATGTCACCAGAGCAGTTTAATGAAATGACAGCGGCAATGCATCTGCCAGAAGGTGCTTATTTGATGGGAAATGAAAATGATTAATATCTATGGGACTACAACATGTGCTTTTTGTCTTAGAGCCAAGAAACTATGCGAACGCATGGGGCTAGAATACGAATACAAAAACATTGAATATGAAATGTACAAGAGCGAACTTGACAATTTGCTTACCGAAGGGTATAGGACAGTACCACAAATATTCCGCTATGGAAAACTCATAGGTGGGTACAATGAACTAGCCAAAGAACTAGAGGATACCTCTGGTGGATTTGGTGATGGAAAACTATAAGGAGATATATTATGAAAACGACTTGGGTTGATCCACCTAAAGGGTGGGCATATGGATTTCCAAAGGCACTACCAAACCCACTTCCAGAACCATGGAGTTTAAATCTTTGGTTAGTATCGGAAGGTTATCCAATGGCTGAGTTGGGTAACTTTGGTGAAGACTTCAATCAATACGTGAGGATATGGTATACATATGAATGGGTAGACGATGAAGACGTAGACAAGGTTGTTGGGCGTGGTTATGACTGAGTTTAATAAACAACCAGATCAAATTCATTTCGAATATCCTATTACTAGAGTTGAAGTAATTGATAACAACGGAAGGTCGTATGCTAAACATAATGTTGAACGTGTATGGCTTTCGTTGCAAGATGATAATCGAACTTTGAAAGTAATGGTGACATTCGAAGACGAAGAGGAGATTTGTATTGACTGAGGTATGGACACTAGTTTTTATAAACCTTATGTTTAATGGATCGTACCACGAACCTACAGTAGAGGGCTATTGGACTTATGACACTATGATAGAGTGCTTTCAAGCACGATCTAGTCTTGGTTTTGAGTTTAGTGGTGTTATGGGTTCTTTCCCTAAAGGTACTCAAGCAATCTGCATTCCAAGGGTTATCGAACCAACATAAATAACTTCATAGCTTATGGAGATTTATTATGTGGTATTACAAGGGTGAGGAATTCACTTCTGAAATGATTGGAGAATACATTGGTTTCGTGTATCTAATCACAGACAAATCTAACGGAATGAAATACGTTGGAAAGAAACTGTTGAAGTCTGTTCGTAAGCTTCCCCCTCTAAAAGGATATAAGCGTAGGCGTACTGTTATAAAAGAGTCGGATTGGAGAACCTATTACGGTTCATCTGATGCAGTAAAAGAAATGCTTGAAGAAAAAGGCGCTGATAACTTCCACAGGGAGATACTAACCTTATGTATGAAGAAAGGGGAACTTGGCTACCTTGAGGCTAAGTATCAGTTTGAACATGATGTACTGTTACGTGATGATTATTACAATGGCATAATCAACTGCAAAATTCATCGAAGCCATGTAAAAGACTTGACATTTCTGATAGAATAGTGTATCCTAATAGAAATATAAAATAGAAAGTGACGAATTTATAATGATTATACTATTTAACGGACCTCCAGCATCTGGAAAAGATTGCGCGGCTGATTATTTTAAAGCTAAAGGGTTCAAACACCTATCTTTTAAATATCAACTATTCAAAGAAACTTTCAAACATTTCGACGTTAGTGAAGAATGGTTCATGCAAGACTATGATAATCGAACTGTAAAAGAAAGTCCTTCCGCGCATCTTGATGGCATGTCACGCCGTGAGGCTATGATATACACATCAGAAAAAGTGATAAAACCTCGCAAAGGTCTTGATTACTTTGGTAAGAAGGTTGCAGAAGAAGTAGACCCAAAAAACAATTATGTAATATCTGATGGTGGTTTTGTTCACGAACTGTTTCCAATTATAAATAAAATCGGTTCAGACAATTTCGTTCTTGTGCAACTTACAAGAGATGGCTGTGACTATTCCATAGATAGTCGTAGGTATTTTGATGGTAAAATAGTAGGAGAATATGTTAATTCTCACAAAACAGATATTGACAATAAATACATACTAGATCACAAGTTTAATATAAGGACGTACAGAATACACAATAATGGAACTGTTGCTGAATTAAATAACGCACTAAGTTGTATATATGAAGAGGAAACAAATGTCAAAATCAAAGAAAGAGCGTAACGCCAAACCAAAGGCAAAGCTTTTTACATCGACATTCTATGAGAACCCTTATGATGTCGAAACATTTTTTGAAGGACTAGAAATAGCGGCACAACACGACAAAGAATTGCAGTTTGTGGATAGGTTTATTGCTAATTTACGAATAGACCCACTTAAAGACGCATCAGAAGTAGTTTTTAAAGTTTTAACCATAGACTTAAAATTGGTAGTGTTTGAGGCATAAATAATTGACTGAACAAAAGAAAGATACATTATGGAAACAGTTAGACAAGCTTATAAAGATGGTATCATTGCCAACTTAAAAGAAAGAACTTGCGAAGTAACCTTCACCAAGAAAAATGGTGATATGCGTGTAATGCAATGTACACTCATGGAAAGCGTACTTCCAGCAGCCAAAAAAGACGAACCCCTTACACAGAAAAAAGTTCGCGCCGTAAACGAAGAAGTTTGCGTGGTGTATGATGTGAATGCTCCAGGTTGGCGTTCATTTCGTTGGGATTCTGTAACTGATTTTAAACTATTGTAATTCGGAGAATTAATAATGAGCATGATTCATAAAGGAAATGTTGTCGAGAGCGAACAATCCAAAAACGCAAATGGTGGTACAGAAATGATGCGTAAGCGTCTGATAGACAACGTGGACTCTGAACTATTAAGTGATGTTGCTATTCACTTCTCAAGACCAAGACATGTACCAGCAGATGTTAATAAGAATATTCTATATTGCCATGACTTGGCTCAAGACCCAGAAAATACTATTTTACGCAACGAAAAATGGAAACAGTTTGACCATTTTGTTTTTGTTTCTCAATGGCAACGTGACCAATACAATGCTATGTATGGCATTCCTTTCTCTAAGTGTTCTATCATTCAGAACGCCATAGAAACGACATATGAGCCACGTAAGAAATCTACTGAACAAATTCGGTTTATTTACCATACAACGCCTCACAGGGGCTTAGAATTGCTCTATCCAGTATTTGACGCACTGACTAAGGTACATGACAATATCCACTTAGATGTCTTCTCATCTTTTTCCATCTATGGGTGGGAACAAAGAGACGAACCATACCGTGAAACGTTCATGGAATTGACTGATCACCCACACATTACATACCATGGCGCACAGCCTAATGGTACTGTTTTGGAAGCGCTCAAGCAATCTCACATCTTCTTGTATCCATGTATTTGGCAAGAAACATCTTGTATTGCAATGATCGAAGCCATTCGTTGTGGTGTTCTATGTATTCACCCTAATCTTGGTGCTTTAAGCGAAACAAGCGCAAATGCTACAATTCAGTATAACTACAATGAAGATAAGTCTGCACATGCTAATATTGCTTATGCTTATGCTAAACAAGTATTGGATATTCAAAAGAATGACCCTGACTTTATTCATAAGATGACGAATACTGATAGGTGTCAGTTATACCCACATAACATTGATATTTTCAAAAGTAATTGGACAAAACTTTTACTAGAATTGAGAGCGAATGGCTGATATAATTGAATTCCCTAAAATGAAGAGGATGGGTACACCACCCACCTCTGAGGACGATCTTGAAAACCAAATTACCGATTTTAGATTTGGTCTTTCTGAACAAGTATCAGAAGTAATTTGGCAAACCGTACTCACAGAACTTATTAGAAGTGGTTGTAACTTCAGTGAAGACCCAGATGAATTTTTTCCAGCACTAGTTCTTATTTTAGAAACAATAAAATCATTACATCTACAGACTCAAGGTATAGAGCATCCATTACAGCAATTTGCTCGTGATGCGTTTAACATTGAAGACTTTCACGTAGATATAATTGATAAAACACTTGACAATGAGGAAGATATAGACTAAAATGGTCTATACAACTAAATAAAGAGAAATATTATGGCAATCCTAATGGACTTTAATCAGGTTATCTTAGCCTCGCTATTTTCGAGCATAGGTAATCATACGAACATTGACATTGATGAAAACGTCATTCGTCACATGTTCTTGAACTCTGTCAGAATGAATAGAAAGAAGTTTCACAAAGACTATGGTGAAATAATCATTTGTGCTGACGGAAAGAATACATGGAGACGTGAAGCGTATCCATACTACAAAGCTAACCGCAAAAAGACACGAGATAAATCTGATCTTGATTGGGGTGCAGTGTTTAACACAATGAACGTCATTCGTGATGAAATGCGTGAGTTCTTCCCATACAAGGTCATTCATATTGATCATTGTGAAGCAGACGATATTATTGGTACTATTATACACAAAGAAGGCACGACAATGAATACAGGTGCTGAAAAATACTTAATTCTGTCGGCTGATAAAGACTTCATTCAGTTACAGACATACGCAAACGTTGATCAGTACGATCCTATCCGTAAGCGTTGGTTAAGTGATAAGAACCCATCACAGTTCCTTGAAGAACATATCATCAAGGGAGATAGCGGTGATGGCGTACCTAATATCCTATCGGCTGACAATTGCTTAGCTGTAGGAGAACGTCAGAAGCCTATGACGCAGAAGCGTATGGGTTTGTATAGAGGTACTACTGAGAATATGGACGATGAAACTCTTGCAAGATATAATCGTAATAAACAGATGATCGACTTGGAACAAGTTCCACAAGATTATAAAGATATGATCATAAACGAATTTAACCAAGAAGAAACAGTTGGACGTCAACATTTGTTTAACTTTTTTATAACTAAAATACTAAAGAACTTAGTTTCAGACATACAGGATTTTTAATATGGCAGTAAGACGATCTATTTCAGAAATCGTAAATCACGTACAAACACTTGGCTCTAAGAGCGAAAAGGTTGCTTGGCTCAAAGAAAATGACAGTCAACCTTTGCGAGTTGTCTTAAAGAATATATATGATGTAGGGGTAAAGTTTTTAATACCAGACACAGCCCCACCATGGAAATATAATGAATACGAAGATGAAGCTAAAGCACTTTTATTTCAAGAGGCACGTAGACTGAGGATTTTCGTTGAGGGTGGTGGTTACGACACATTGAAACCAATTAAGCGTGAACAACTGTTCATCAGTCTTTTAGAAGACATTGATAATGAAGATGCTGATTTATTGGCAAACCATATGATATCGCACAAGTCTGTAAAAGGACTTACAAAGAAAACTGTAATGGAAGCATTTCCAGAATTAATCGAAGAGTAAAATAAATGGCTAAAAGTTTTAAGAAATTCCGTGAATATTACGATGAAGAATGGGGATCAGGTGACGATGATGTTCATGATAAAGAACACAGAATGAAACAACGACGTGACAGAAAGCGCATGAAGCGTGATGAGAAACAAGCAAACTTGTCTGTTAAAAAAGACGATTAAGAAAGTTTTATATTATGATGATGAATGAAAAAGTGATAATGGTAGACTGCGATGGTGTGCTATTAGAATGGACGTACAGCTTCTTTAGATGGATGGATACGCAAGGCTATAAGCCAGTAGACCCAACCATCTCGACTTACTGTATGGGTGCTACGTTTGGTATCACACCAGAGAAAGCACATGAGATGATTGAGTATTTTAATCAGTCTGCGGCTATTGGGTGGTTAACACCATTTCGTGACTCCGTTAAGTATGTTCGAAAACTAAATCAAGATCATGGTTATGTATTCCATGTAATTACATCTCTATCAGATGACATTTATGCAGGTAAACTTCGCAAGAAGAACCTCGAAGCCGTGTTTGGTCGAAAGATTTTTGAAGAAATAATCTGCTTGCCTTGCGGTGCTGAAAAGCATGATGCTCTTGAGCCATATCGTGACAGTGGTTGTATCTGGGTGGAAGATAAGCCAGAGAATGCCCAACTTGGTGCAGAGATGGGTTTAGACGCATATCTATTAACATCTAACCACAGTAAGGACTTTTTTCACCACGACGTAACAAACGTTCCTAATTGGCATGGTATTTATAGACTAATTACATGAAAGCCTGTAAAAATAAAAAAAATAAATTTCACGAACATGTCGTTTCGTGGGAAATCATATTATAAATAGATGTATAGAATATAAGGAGCATTGATGCCTACCTATAGTTTTGAAAACAAAGAAACACATGAACAGTTTGAAGAAAGTATGCCTTGGGCAAACTTAGAGCATTATCTAGCTACCAACACTCATATCAAACAAATTTTTAATAAGTTTCCGGGGACAGTTGACCCGTACCGTCTTGGGCTTAAAAAGCCCGATGACAGCTTTCGAGATGTACTCAAAAACGTAAAACATCATCATAAAAAAGATAACATCAACACATGGTAAAATCCTGATCTTGAGTTATCACAAGGAGGTTTCATGACAAAACAGCGCAGATTATCCCGCAAGGAAAAGCGTAGACAAGCTAGAGACAGCGAACATATGGTAGGTATTCTCAACCAAAAATTCGCAATGCGACAGATTACACCATTAACAGTCTCTCAATCAGACCTATTCAACTCTTATAAAGAAGGAAAAAATCTCGCGGCAGTTGGTACTGCTGGCACAGGCAAAACGATGTGTGGAATGTACCTAGCAATGCAAGACGTCATGACGAAACACCAATACGAAAAGATTGTCATTATTAGATCGGCAGTACAAACAAGAGAACAAGGTTTTATGCCAGGTTCACAAGCAGAAAAGGCGGCTGTATATGAAGCCCCCTATCAAGACATAGCAAACGATCTATATGGTCGTGGAGATGCTTATCAAATTTTAAAACAAAAAGGCATGATTCAATTTATGACATCTTCTTTTGTTCGTGGTCTAACTTTTGACAATGCAGTCATATTAGTTGATGAGTGTCAGTCAATGACATATCACGAATTAGACACGATCATTACTCGTGTTGGTGAATCCTCAAGAATTATATTCTGTGGAGATACTAAACAAGATGATTTGGCAACCAATCGCAACAGGGCAGATGTATCTGGTCTTGGTGAGTTTATGAATGTTCTTAACGACATTCCTTCATTCAAGACAATCAATTTCACAGTAGATGATATTGTTCGTTCTGGTTTGGTTAAAGAATATATCATCGCCAAAGAAAAAGTATTGGAAGCCGCATAATGCCCGAAGCCGCTAGAGGTAATACGACAGAAACTGTGAATACAGTTCACGTAGCAACAGGAGATGCAGACCCAACTGATGGGTCTTTCTGTGATGTTGCACCTATCACCACATCAACAAATGTATGTAGCGGCAAGGTTTTCGCACAAGGTATTGGCGTCGTTCGACAGGGTGACGCCGTTACTGCCCATCCTATTGGTGGAACTTGTTCTACTCACACACCAGGATTAACTATTGGTAGTGGAAAGGTTTTTATAGAAACCAAGGGTGCAGGTCGCAAAGGTGATGTGTATGATTGCAGTGCAAAAATCACATCTGGATCAAGTAAAGTATTTTTAGGTGGATAAATAATTTTTTCTGTGGTATAATACAGAATCAATAGAAAGTTATATTATGTTTAATCATGTGAAGCACGACGTAGTGTTACCTACGTTGACCCGAAAAACAACAGATACAGGGCGTAAGTATTTTACACCCGAAGGTAACGCATACCCATCAATCACCACTGTCTTGGGTGTATTGAATAAAGAAGGCATCATCGCATGGCGCAAGCGTGTAGGTGAAGAAGAAGCCAATAAGATATCCCAACAAGCATCAGTAAGAGGTACGGCTGTACACAAGTTAGCTGAGGACTATCTGAATAACGATCCAGATTGGAAAGAAGGCGCAATGCCAACTAATCTTTTCTCGTTTGAAGACATCAAAAAGATCATGGATAAACGCCTAAACAATATTTGGATGCAAGAAGTATTCTTATATAGTGATCGTTTAAAGACTGCTGGACAGGTTGACTGTATAGCAGAGTTTGATGGGCAGTTGTCTATTATTGATTTCAAAACATCTCGTAAACCAAAGAAAGTGGAATGGATTACAAGTTACTTCATTCAAGCATCTTTCTATGCCGCCGCTTTCTATGAGAGAACAGGAATACCCATTAAACAGGGTGTAATCTTAATAACTGTAGACCATAATGAGCCTCAGGTATTTAAGATAAATACATACGATTATTTAGAACACTTTTTGAGTGTACGTAAGAAGTACAAAGAACTTAACAATATGTAAAAGGAACTATATTATGATAGACAGAAATAAAATGTTAGACGCAATGCGTTCACACGCACAAGGTCACATCGATAAGCATAAAATGAACGTAGAAGTATATCTAGCAAACCCAGCAGGGATTGGTGAACATCCTGACGTATTTGAAGCTATGGAAGGGGAAATCCTTGAGATGGCAAAATACCATGATGTTCTTGATATGTTAAACTTGCATTTTATTACAAATTAACACTTGACACTAGTTTGTTTTGATTCTATACATAATATGTAATCAAAACGAAAGAGAGAATATCATGACTGCTTTTACTAATGAGAACCTTAGCTACCACGGTGGATACCTTATGTTTACTGGCTCTTACGAAGGTCAACCAGTTTATGAAGATAAGCCAAACATCCACCCTTCGAATATCGGACGTGGCATTGACTTGTTTCTTGCTCGTTTTAAATACAGTGGTACTCCTTTCACAAAAGCAAACTTTGTTAAAGAGTTGAAGAAAAACTGGACGGTAGAAGAATATGCCGCCAAACGTGCCGAAGGTTTAACACCTCACGCAATCTTAGAAGGTAAAAATCCACAGTGGTCTATAGACATTATGGCTAAGTGGAAAGCTAAGAAAGGAATGTAATGCGTTACATCATCATTGACCCAGAAGAAGGCATTTTTCTGGGTACTAGGAAAGATGAAGAAATGGGTGGGATGGGAATGTTGTTCTCGTCTCACAATTTTTTATACATCACTAGAGCAACTTGTTGGAAGACTAAAGATGAAGCTACTGCTTACCTATATAAGCATATTAAAAGACATCTTAAACATAGTTTCGTAGCAGAAGTAGATTCAGATTCCACTAGTCAATTTGTTGACGTGGGTGATATATGTAGGTCAGGTCATGCTGATTTTGCTACCGAAATGATAGATGCATTGTATATGCCAAGTGAAGCAGTACATTAGGTGTTGACACAAACTTGTTTTGATAATATAAAGTAAGAACAAACAGAATCACTTGTAATGAAAACAAACTTAAACCTTGAAAGGGTTATATAATGGCACATGAACTTGAAATGATTAATGGCGAAGCTCAAATGGCATATCGCGCAAGCAATGGACTACCTTGGCATGGACTAGGTACACCAGTAGGTGACGACATGTCACCAAGAGAAATGATGCAAGCCGCCAATCTTGATTGGGGTGTAGAGAAGGTTAACACCTACTTCCGCTTCAAAGGTGACAACATCGCTACAGGTCAACAAGCATTAGTACGCGAAACAGATGGTAAGGTTCTAACGCAAGTTGGTAAGAACTGGAACCCTGTGCAAAACTCTGAAGCTTTCGACTTCTTTACAGAGTTTGTTTCTAACGGTGATATGGCTATGGACACTGCGGGTTCGCTTAAAGGTGGACAAATCGTATGGGCTATGGCTGATGTTCGTGATGGGTTTACGTTGTTTGATGGTGATGAAGTGCGTGGTTATCTTTTATTTTCCAACCCACACATGTATGGCAAATCAATCGACATCAAATTCGTTATGGAGCGTGTAGTATGCAACAACACTCTTGCAGTAGCGTTGAGCGATGATCGTCAAGCTTCAGTGCGTGTCAATCACCGTACACAGTTCGATCCAGAGCGTGTAAAAGAAATACTTGGTGTATCACATAATAAAGTGGAGCAGTTCAAAGAAGCCGCAGAGTTTCTTGGTTCACGTAACTACAAGCGTGAGCAACTAGAGAAGTTCTTTGGTAAAATCTTTGGAGAGTCTACTCGTGAAGATCAGACACTTTCAACTACAGCACGACGTGCAGTAGAAGTAACTGAAAACCAACCGGGTGACAACTTTCGTCCTGGTACATGGTGGAACGCTTACAATGCAGTGACATACATGGCTGATCACGAGCTAGGACGTTCTGCCGATACGCGCATGACTTCTGCTTGGTTTGGCAACAACGCAAACCGTAAAGTAAAAGCTCTTGACTTAGCATTGGAAATGGCTGATGCATCTTAAAGTTACAGATATGATATTACTGGGAGTAGCTTTAGGGCTACTTCTAATTTGGATTGACCCCTTAATGCTTATTCGTGGAATATAATAGAATGAAATGGACTTTAATTTTTATAACTGCAAATCTCTTTGGAATTCTACTATACCAGAATTACTCTGACCCAATATTTCTGTATATCAACCTTTCGGTTATGGCGTATCAACTATACAAATTCGTTAGAGTTTGTGTATTAGTGTTTAGCCCAAATTGGGAAGTGGAATTAGCATACGCTGATACTTCAGCTAGTTGGAAACTTTTACACAACGCCACACAGGCATTTTCAATTTACATGTTCTATCAAGTTGGTTGGGATTTTATAGGGGGTTTTAGTGCTTTATATGTTTTAATTACAACTCTTTCCATATTAATTTCAATTTGGGATATAGACCTAACAGAAGAGAATGACAAATGAAGATACTTATTATGGGCTTACCTGGATCAGGTAAGTCTACTCTTGCAAAGCCCCTAGCAGAGCTTCTGGGGGGCGTGTGGGTCAATGCTGACATCATACGAACAAGCTACAACGATTGGGACTTCTCGCTAGAAGGACGCATCAGACAAGCAAATCGTATGAAACATCTATCAGATGGGATTGTAATGGCAGGTAAGGTTGCAGTAGCTGACTTTGTTTGCCCCACAGATGAAACAAGATCAAAGTTCAATCCAGACTTTACTGTATGGATGGACACTATTTCTCGTGGTAGATTTGAAGATACGAATGATATGTTTGAAACACCTGAGAACGTAGATTATCATGTAGAAAAATGGTTTACTAATACACCAGACGTGTTGCACAAAGTAGTTCAACGGTACGTGGCAATTAAAGATGACAAACCTTGGGATGGAGAATTATAATGTTTGATTACAAGAAACCAACAGTACAGATGTTGGGGCGTTGGCAACCTTGGCACGATGGTCATACAGCCCTATTTAAGAAGGCTCACGCTATCACTGGACAAGTTGTTATCATGGTACGTGACGTGTTCAAGTATGACGGTGACGCGGGCGCTGGGCGCACTGTAGCGCAAGATGACAACCCCTTTGGGATGATTGACGTCATTGCTAACATCGAAAGTGGACTAGCCCCACACGGCTTCTACAACGGTCACGATTACCTTATCTTAGAGGTTCCTAACATTGTTGATATCAGTTATGGACGTGGTGTAGGATACACATTTACCGAACACGATCTTGGTGAAGAAGTGCATAACATCTCTGCTACAAAAATTCGCAAACAAATGAGAGAAGATGGAAAATTGTAGTTGACACCATACTAATCATAATGTAATATGTATGAAAAGAAAGTATGGAATATGATTGATATACCCACAAACTGGACATTTAATGACGTCAAGGTTGCTTGCAACTTTGACGATCATGTGCGCGAACAACTACCTTGGTACGATATGGTAAGTAGTGCTATTGCCCAAATAGCTAATCACTACATACCAGAGCAAGGTACTGTTTATGATGTTGGTGCGAGTACAGGTAATGTAGAGCGTACCTTGAAGTCTATTCTCATTGAGAGAAACGTAAACTTTATTCCGATTGAGAAAAGCCAACAAATGGCTGATATGTACACTGGTGACAATCCTGTGATTGTTGCAGATGCCACAGAACATTCATTTGAAGAGTTTGACTTTGGTGTAATGTTTCTCACAATGATGTTCATACCACCACACAGACGAAACCTATTGCTTGATCGTATGATGGATAGTCTCAGAGATGATGGTGCTTTGGTGATAGTAGAGAAAACTATTCCCACAGGTGGGTATGTATCTACCGTGCTTTCTCGACTTACGTTGAGAGCAAAGATGCAAAGTGGCGCGAAACCAGACGATATCATAAAGAAAGAATTATCTTTGTCTGGTGTACAGCGTCCGATAAATCCAGAAACTCTTTTTAGTTCATACAAATACACTGAATTTTTTCGCTATGGTGAATTTGGTGGTTATATCATAGAAAGAAACGAAGCATGAAGGTATTCGACATATTCAGTGGAAGTGGTGGTTACAGTCTAGGGTTTGAACAATCTGGTATGGAGACTGTTGCGTTTTGTGAATACGAAGAATACGCCAAACGTGTTTTGAAAAAGAATTGGCAAGGGGTTCCCATATATGGTGACGTCACAACAGTAACTGGCGAAGACCTTAAACGTGATGGGGTTGACTTTGATTTGATCTGCGGTGGATTTCCGTGCCAAGACATATCTATAGCTGGTAAAAACAAAGGTATCATTGAAGGCGAACGTTCTGGCCTTTGGCGTGAATTTAGGAGATTAATTGATGAAACAAAACCAAAATATGCAGTTATTGAAAACGTCAGCGCATTGCTTTCAAGAGGACTTAATGTCATTCTCCAAGACCTTGCCGAAATCGGGTACGATGCGACTTGGACGATGTGCGACAGCCAATACTTTGGAGTCCCACAGCGAAGACGTAGAGTTTACATTCTGGCAGTCCGTGATGGAATCCCCGAAGGAGCCGATATATTCGGATTTGTCGAGCGCAGTGACAAAGCAATCCAATCCAAAACTTTACATATCCAAGAAAGCCGCCCTTGGAATTTTGAACAGGGATGCAAAGACGGATATCCATTTGCCTTCTTTACTAGACAAAGAAGTGACCAGTTTGGCGAAAAAGGAGTAGCATCTACTATCTTGAAACGTGATTACAAAGACTTTACTGATCTGGTACTAGACAGTGGTGGTCTACGTAAGTTGGCTGTTAATGAGCGTTTAGCCCTACAGGGTTACCCTACTGACTTTTTTGATGGTTGTGATCTATCTAATATGCAATTGTACATGCTGAATGGAATGACAGTTCCTGTTGTTAAGTGGCTTGGTGATCGTATTATGAATTTTGATCGTCAAGTAACAGACGGTACTTTAGTTCCACAGTACGAAAAACCTACAACTTTAGAAGATTTTTTTATATAAACCTGTTGACACCATACGAATCATGTACTATACAGTATAGGTAACAACAAGAGAGACATTACAATGCATAAGAAAGAAACATTCACCTACGCAACTGAGGCCGCCGCCCAGAAAAAAGTAGATAGCTATGCAAACGTTCGTGATACTGCGCCTAATGCAGACTATTATGTACGAGGTCCTTTTTTCAATGATGGTATTAGCTCTGTTACTGGTGAACAGTGGCAAGAAGCCCATTGGTCTGTAACTGTAGAAAAGTATTGGTAGGAGATACAAAATGTATAAGTCAAATCAACAAGAACTATTTGGTGAAATGAATAAAGCATTTGATGTTGCCGTTTGGAACGTCAGTAATTCAGAAAAGAACGGTCACGGTATTGACTGGGATTTAGTTCAGTCTGAAATTTGGTCAAAGATGGGTGATTTCATATCTTCAACTAATCAATCTAAATTAGCTTCTGCATGGTTCGATTGGTCTGTGGAAGAACACATGAAAACAGTAGGGGGATAATGTCACTAGAAGCATTCTT